GTATGTACTTGGTGCTAATTCTCGTGATGCTATCAAGGGGGTGCATAATGTTATTGTGCTGGGCAACATCAGCCAGACATTGCAGGAGATTATAGCAGGTAATGAGCTTAGTGGGCTTGCTATGCGTGCTCCTTTTTCTTCAAACGGGCAGATTGCCACTGTTATAGAAAATAGCGGGGGCGATACATTGTTTCAAGTTGATATGGGCGGCGATGTTTATATGCCTGGCCTTAGGGATAACATCGGTCTGAAGACAAATAACATTCTTGCCATTAGGAGTTCTGGGATGGTTTATGAGGTTGACCCCAGTGAGCTGGGAGGGGCTGCAACCACATTATCTGCGCTGACAGATACCGACATAGACAACCTGCAAGACGGACATGGGCTGTATTATAACTTAAGTACAGGCAACTGGGAAAACTCTGCACCTCCCGAAGGTGAAGGGGGTGGGACGGTTACAGAGGTGGGACTTTCAGCCCCTACAGGGTTTAGCGTGAGCGGATCGCCAGTAACTACATTAGGAACACTTACACTGTCTTATGCATCAGGGTACGGCTTACCTACACTGACAAAACAGGGGCAATGGGACGATGCCTATGCTGCCCGGCATGTAAGAAAACATACTATAAGTGAAACGGACGACCATGAGAGTGCAAACACATGGAGGGTGTTTTACGCTGATGCAGGTAAAAACATTATAGAGCTTGCCCTTGGTGCTGACGGTACATTCTTAAAGAGTAATGGCACGAGCAGTGCTCCGTCATGGGACACGCCAGCAGGGGAAAACGGGGTGACAAGTTTTACAGGGCTAACCGACACGCCGGGCAATTATACAGGTGCTGCTGGAAAGTTTGTGGCTGTCAACAGTGGACAGACAGCCCTTGAGTTTGTTGATGCACCTTCGGGCAATGGGACTAACTATTATGTTAGCGGTATAGATTTTACCACAAACACCCGCAGCCTTAAATTAACACGAGAGGGGTTGAGTGATCTTACCGAGGTGATCGATTTGGCAACATTGAGCACGGGCAATGGTATATCAGGAAGCAGTTACAATGGCAGTGCTAACAGGACGTGGAGCATTGATTTTGGAACTGGAGCCACACAGGTAACGCCAGGAAACCATACACACGGCAATATTACAAGAGATGGAAAAATAGGCAGTACCTCAAACAAAGTAATTGTTACAGGTTCTGGAGGAGTTTTAGATACAACAGATACTTTAGAAGTCTCTGGTTCTCAAGTTAGTGTAATGGATGCAAATATTAATCTTAGATCGGAGCAGAGAATAATATTAGGATTTACAGGATCTCCAGTAATAGGTTCTTGGTGTATTTTTGTTCCTTCTAATCGTAGCGTTTTTCAAATTCAAAGAATGAACGGATATTATATTTGGGAGACAGTTTTGGAAATAGAAGGAAGTTCAGGAATAGTTGAAGCTTCTGATTTTAAACTTAAAGAATAATGGTTAAAGTACCAAACAATTTTCAGTTCTTATTATCGGATGTGGTTAGTGTAATAAAACCATTGGAGGATTCTTTATCAGAATGTTTTAATAGCTCTGTTGATGAATTCTTTGATCCTCTGTATAAAGGGGATAAAAATAGTTTACGAAATTTTCGTAATTATGGTGCTCCCTTCATAAAGTACGGGTACTTGTATAATTGGTATGCTATAAATGAGAATCAAAAACATTTTGTATACGGACAGTTATATAATTGGTATGCTATAAATAAACATATTGATGAAAATGATTCGGGATATAGTCTTGCCCCAGAAGGATGGAGAATTCCAAGTAATGATGATTGGTGGGCTTTAAAAGACTATTTAGTAGAAGAACACGAGATAAATGAGGAAGAGGTAGCTGGCACACTCAAATCATGTCGGCAAGTAAATTCACCAGAAGGAGGGTATTGTGATACAAATGAACATCCAAGATGGAATGAACACCAGACTTATTATGGAACAGACGATTGGAATTTTTCTGCTTTACCTGGAGGGAGTCGTAGCAGTAGTGGAACCTTTCAAGAATTAGGAACTCATGGTCATTGGTGGAGTACAGGATTAAGTCCTGGAGACTCTCCTATAGGATTTAGTATGATATATAATGATAATTTTTTATATGGTTCACCCACATCAAAGTCTATGGGATTAAGTGTAAAGTGTGTTCGTGATGCAACAACAGAAGAACAAGAATTAGATGATGGGGATTATGTGGAGGCTGTTTTCTATTATAATGTTGTATACTTATGTTATAAAATAGGAGAGCAAGTATGGATGAAGCAAAATTTAGTTACAACAAAGTATCGTAATGGAGAAGATATTCCTTATATAGAAGATAATTTAGATTGGGAAAATGATACAAGTGGGGCTTGTTGTGCATATGGTCTTAATGATGATTATGTAGGAGATAGTGAAGATTATGCTCTTGCTCCAGATGGGTGGAGAGTTGCAACCGCACAAGATTGGGATGATTTGATAGAGCGTTTAATAGAGGAACATAATTATACTTTAATTAATGTAGGGAACGCATTGAAGTCTTGTAGACAAATAAATTCACCAGAAGGAGGGTATTGTGATACAAATGAACATCCAAGATGGGAAGAATATAGCACACATGAAGGAACAGACAATTTTCATTTCTCTGCTATTCCTGGAGGATATCGTACTGCTCTCTTCTTTAGCTTAGGGTATGCCGGATATTGGTGGACATCTACCCAGTCTCCTACATATAATCATGCAGGAGTAGCCAGATATATGTTCTATGATGATGGAGGGGTGTGGATGTCATCAGTTCTTAATAAACATTTCGGAATGAGTGTAAAGTGTGTTCGTGATGCAACAGAAACAGAAAAACTATGGGATGATGGAGTTAATGCTGGTAATTTAGTATATCAAGGGAGAACTTATTATACAACAAAAATAGGGAAGTTGGTATGGATGATTCAAAATTTGGCAACAACAAAGTATCGTGGGGGAGAAGATATTCCTTATATAGAAGATAATTTAGATTGGGAGAATACTGAAGAGGGAGCTTATTGTGCTTATAATAATGATGAGGCTAATGCTTTAAGTAGAAATCAATGGGCGCAACCAGCTCCTTTACCTCAAGCAGATTTAATTTTACTTCTTAATCCTAGTGTAGGGGTATTAAATGTATCTGGGGCGGGAACTCACGATATAGATGCTAATGTTAATATTAATACATGGGAAAATGTTGAAGTGGGGCAAGAGCCTCAATATGAATTTGTTAATTGGACAGTTACTTCTGGTGAAACACCAGACAATTTTAATCCAAATTTACAGCAACAAACTATAAAATTTAAAGGGGCGTGTACCCTTACTGCTAACTGGTCAGAGATATAAAACCAGGTAACTATAAATTTTAAAAAACAAACTTATGCAGCTGAAAAAGAAAAAGATCACATTGGGGGAGTTCATACGCAACTACTCTACCTTTGAGAAAATGTATTCACGCATAACGGACTGGGACAGGTCTCTCCAGATTGCCGAGCAAGTTATTCCGGAGCTAAAAAAAATCATGGATAACCATGACAAAGTTCTCACCGCTTACAGGCAACAGTCGGCTGACGCAGACAAGCAGGGGCGCATTGACATTGAAAAAGAATATCAGATCATGTGTGCTACCAAAGAGGTTGAGTTCAAGCTGGCCACGGTCAGGAAAGAAGACCTGAAGCTGGCAGGGTTAAACCCGTCAGAGCTACATTACATCATAGATTTTGTGGAGAAAGGGGGGGGGAAGTTGAAAAGCACATAAAGGAAGAGGATCTGTTCAAATGTACTGTGCCGGAAGGCATGAGACATACAGTTGATTTTATTGTTTCATCTTAAAAAAAATTATTATGAAAGATCGGATTAAAAGTTTTCTGTTACTGTTTATTCCTCCATTTATCTCTACGGTAGTAGCGGCGCTAACACCCGATGAGGTAGTATCACACCTTGCCACCTTTACAGGGGTAACTCTCTTAACACTTCCTTTAACGGAAATTGTTAAAAATTGGCTTAGTACTAGCGGATGGTATACTCGTTTCACAGCGATTATTATTGCTACTGGTTTAATGTTTATAAGTCAATTTATAGGATTAGGTTTTTTAGAGATTACTTGGACAATAGTTATATTTAAAGGTGCCCTTGCGGGATTTACTGCTATGGGTGTATTTACTATTGAGCAAGCGAAACTTATTTTGGCATTATTTGTACAGGGTAGAAAAAAAGAGGAATAAGAATAAAGTTAGGTTTTTGTTAATAAGGGGGATATATTATCCCCCTTAAATTATTTTTATATGGGTGATATAATGGATTACCGAACAACTGCTGAACTATTGGACAGTAAACTTAAACCTATTATTGACAAGATTGAGGAAAATTGCAAACACAGTAATGATATAAGACTCAGTGTCAATAGAATTAATGGTACTGTTACGCAACATGAAAAAGATATTAAAAAGGCAGTAGATCACAGCGTAGAAACTCGTAATAGTTTAAGATTTACTAAAAAAATAGTGAGAGAATTAAAAGAAGAGGAGTTAAGATGCCCCGTAAAATCAGGGCATGTGGATGTAGTTAAAATATATGAGGAAACGGGCTGGATTAGAACAATAGGAAGGAGTAGATGGTTTTTCTTTGTTATTGTGGCTATTATAGCTTTCTTAAGTGGTTTTCCTAATTGGATGAATTTTTTAGGGATTTCTTATGAACCCACAGAACCGGTAGTTATTGAAATTAAATCCCCAGAATTCGATACTAATCAAACACCAATTATAATTTATGAAGATGGCACTTATGAATTTATTGAGGAGATGGAATGAGTTATTGCTATTACCAATAGCAATCTTACTTTGGCATTTAATACCTTATTTAATAAGGATGGTGGAGCCAGGGGCAGGTGCTCATGATCCTGTAGCTATTCAGGGAGTATTTCTGGCTACGGTATTCCTTTTTTTTGGAAAGCCCATTATATGGCTATTACTTAAAATGGGTGCACCCAAGGTATACAAAACATTGGACGATTATTTATTAAGGGAAAAAGATAATTTAACAATATGGCAAAAAGGAAAATTTTCGCTGTGTTATTACTTTGGACATTTATTTGCTTGGGTCTTACTGGTCTTAATACTTACGTAAGAATAGAATATGGTCCTCTTTATAAACCCGAACCAGAAGTGTACCTTACTCAAAGGGATTCAATAGTAGAATTAGCAAAAGCTCAAATAGGTGTAAGGCAAATTAATGGTAATACGGGTCCTGAAATAGATGTCTATTTAGCCTGTTCCGGGTTAGATCCGGGTTTTGCTTGGTGTGCTGCAATGATGTGCTGGTTACATGATTCGGTAAATGTAGAAGTTCCTTTAGCTTCAGCTTGGTCACCAAGTTGGTTTAGATCTGATAAAGTGATTAACAAAGAAGAAGCTCAAGCTGGTGCAGTAATAGGGATTTATTTTAGTAATCTTGGAAGAATAGCTCATGTAGGAATGATTATTGAGGATTGGGATAAAAGGAGAAATAGTGTAGTTACAAGTGAAGGAAATACCAATGACACAGGAGCCCGAGAAGGAGATGGAGTATATAAAAAGATTAGAAGCAAAAATCAAATTTATCGAGTAGCGGATTGGTTAAACTAATTAAATACTATATATTATATATGAAATATCTGATTACACTTATTTTATTCGTTCTTTTATTTTCAGGTTGTGATATGAAAAAATATTGTCATGACCGATTTCCACCTGTCATTCAAACTGAAACAGAAATAAAAGAAGTTATAATATATCGGGATACTACTATATATATTCCTATACCTGGGGATACATTAATTATAAGAGATACTATAGTAGTTACAGAAGGTATTGCATATATGCCTTTAAAAAGGTTATCTACTGAAATATGTTTAGCCGAATCCTGGATAGAGAATAATATTCATAATATGGAATTAATTCAAAAGGATACGGTATTAGAAAGGTTGATAGAGGATGCAATTAAAGAATCCGTAACAACTGTTACTGAAACTATCCCGGTAGAGATTCCGGTTCATTTTAAAACATGGTGGGATGAATTATGGATAAGGCTTGGTAAGGTATTCTTAGGTGCCTTAGCTGTATTATTAATTATTGCGGGGTTTAGAAGACAATTTGGGATTTAACAAACCAAGACCAGAACAACCTATAATATGGATCAAACAAAATTTAAAATAAAAGGCTCGGTAACTTTTTATCAGGATGGTAAGAAGATTTTATCAAAATTAAATGCAGTTCAGCCAGGTTCAACTAATATTATACGTAGGTGTTTAGCTGGCTTTCCTGTATCCCATATTAACAGTATGGCGGCTCTCTATAATGATACATCATTAGCCTCCTTAACCTTTCGTGCGGGGGAAATTGAGTTAATAAATCAGGCACCTCATAATAAGATTAAATTTACCAAGACTTTCCCCAGAGGAACTTTTACTGGTACTTTTAATAAATTACAACTCAAGGCAAGCGTAGGTGTCTTTTCAGAATTAACAGGATTTTCTCATGAAATATCAGCTCATCATGATCTTAATGTAGAATGGATTCTTGAAATTATAATCGTATAATTATGGCAATTAAAATATTTACCCCTTATAAAGCCGAGGTAAAATCCTTTGAATTAAGGGAAGCTTATGCGGGGCTTCTTCATCCTGGTTGTTATAGAGGTTATGATTCTATAACTTCTGAAGGTGGAAATTCTTATAAAATCCACCATAATAAAACTGGATATGTTAAGACCTTATCTAATAACCAAGCGGATAGTAGTCCTTCTGGTGTATTGATAATGCCTAATGGTATGCCTGTTCATGATAATGATCCTGCTGAAGTTAATATATCGGATTTAGGTGGAGCCTCCATTAGATTTGATGCTATAGTAGGTAATATAAATTATATAGCCGACCCTTTAACTGTTGGGGCTAATTTTTATTATAGTGTTTTAGAAGGTGTGGATGTCAGATTAATAGATAATGTTGGGATAGATACAAACATTGAAAGTATCCTTACTAATCCCGAAAAACAGGTTTTAATTGGTATAGTAGAAGTAACTTCGCAACAGATTAGATTTATTCGGAATAGAGTGCCTAATCTGGCTGATAAACCGGATATACAATTACCTTCACTTTCAGGGTATGCCCATAAAAACAGGGAAAACATTTTTACTGATAGAAATGTTTTTGAAGGTGAAACTCTTTTTAACGGTTTAGTTCAAAAGAAAATAAGAAGCATAGATACTGAAGAAGCTGGCCATCTTATTCTTGGATCTGACCCTTCAGACATTGGGGTGGAATATACGGTAGACTTAACTTCTTTAGATGTAGACGGAGAATATGTAGGATTTAAACAGGCTAACCGCCCGTATGGGAACGATCCTAAATTACACCTTATACCAGGTACTACTATTAATGTTAGATTTACGGGATCTGAGAGTGCTAAGTTTTTGGCTTATGATTCTGACAGAAAAAGTGGATTTTATTTTACAGGTCGGGAATCAACAACACGTATCGTAAATAATATTCTTTATACTATTAGGTTAGAGGAAGTAATCACCACTCAAATAGCCCGATTTTCTGTTTCCTATGTGGATCCTTATCCAACTATAAGGAATGCTATTCACTTACTCAGAAATGAAATAAGAACAATTGATACATTTAATATCGAGAATTTTATACACGGTAATTTCTCTTTAAATGATACTTCAGCTCCTTATTCCAAAACTGCAATTTATAAAGACGGTCTGGGTAATGTTAGGATTGATTTAAGGATTAATATACAACCAACACTCGGAGCAGGTAATTATAACTTATTCCAAATACCCACAGATTTCCGACCTAAACAAAGCCTTATTAGGGGGGTGGTATTAAGTAGCAATAATCACCCTGAAGATGTACAGACTGTGGAATTAAATCACTCTACTGGAATACTTCAATTTAAAAGTCGTGCAGGGGCTAATTATATTCGGAGAATGGAATTGCAGATGTACTATAATGTTAATGATGAGTAATCCTTACTACCACTAGGGGAAAGCTAAGCCTAATCAGCTTAGCTTTTTTGTTTTATATGCATTATAGATTAAACAGGCAAAGTCTGGAAATAAGCTTTTGCTTCTAGTGTAACTTTTTCTACTTCTTTTCTAAACTTATTAATAAGTTTTAAAGTATACTTAGTATCGGGCCAGCCAAGATAGTCGGCTATTAGCCATGCAGGTATTTTTGAATTGGAGTGGGCAACTTTATCAATAATATATGGGGGTGGATTTAATTCTACCGAAAATATGAGATAGGCTTCATGGGTTAATCTCTTCTTGAAAAATTCATTTATTAAATCTACTAAAACTGTCCTATCTTCGGGTTCCCTTTCATCGGATATAATATTAATTAATTCTGTTTCATCCCAACGGATTACATTAGCATAAATACCTTCTTGATAAGCTTTTCTAAGGACCCTATTTTTAAATTGTTTTAAGGAATTAATAAGAAAGCCTAACAGAATGTCAGGCTTTTTTTCTCCGTAATATTTGTTAAATACATAAATGAATTTATCGTCGAACCAGCTATAAACTTCTTCCTGTGTTACACCAAACCTCCGGGTGTCTATTTGGTAAACTAAAGATTTCCGGAGGTATTTTGTTTTCTCGTAAAGTTCATTAAATAGGTCTTCATCATAGCCAGTTTGCATTGGTTTTAATCGATGTAATTCCATAGTTCAGGGGTTTAGGGGGGGATTACTATTAAATTTATATTGCAAATATAAATAATTTTTTTAACTGCAAAAAAATATTTTTAACCTTATGTGTTAAGTATTGTTATCCAGGAACTTACGGATACTATTTAATATTACCTTATTGCAATTAATCTATGGAAAAACAATTCGAGTTCTCCACCGAATACCAGTTTGATCTGTTAAAGTTTACAGTTACCGATAAACAAGGGTATAAGGCACTAGAATTATATGATGAATCTAACTTCACTTTAGTTGAACATAGTCTCATCGCTTTTGCTCTGAAAAAATATTATAAATCCAAAAAGAAAGTTCCTCATAACCTTAGTATATTTAAAGAATATGTAAAGGAAGTTATTAAATCTGAAAAGTTTTATCAAGAGATTCCAAAAAAGGATAGAGAGGATATACTTGGTATTATTAACCAGATGTATAAGGGTTATGTTAAAGATGGTGATGAAGTTCTTAACAAATGCCGAGAATTTGTAAGCTATGTTAAGTTAAGAGATTTAATTGAGGGATTTGATTTAAGTAATTTCCAAGCCTATGGGGAGTTTTCTAAAAAGGCACAGCGGATAATTGCTATTAAAGATGCTCATAAAAGGGATGCCGGGTCTTTTTTAGTTAAGGATATAAAGATTCGACAGTTTCGTAGACAAGATAACCCTAATATAATTCCGACTCCTTTTAAACAGATAAACCGATCAACAAATGCTAATGGGTATTCTAAAGGTAGTGTAGTAGTGATATTAGATAAACCTAAACAGTTTAAAACTGCGGCAATGATTAATATAGCTAGAGGATATCTGAAAAAGAAAAAGAAAATATTTTATGTGGATTTGGAGAATGGGGCAGATGAACTGTTTACCCGTATGGAACAGGCTCTAGCCAATAAGGATAAGAAACAGATATTATCGGGTGAATATGATACGGATGTACAAAAGATAATAAGGAAATATAAAAGGTTAGGTACCGAATTATATATAAAAAGATTTCCAAGTAGTATCACAATGGCAGATGTTGCAAGGGAAATAGATTTGGTATATAGGGAATTTGGTATACGATTTGATGTAGTTATATTTGATTATTTGGCATTAATGAATTCCTTATCAGGTGCAACTGAGGATACTAAAAGGATTTCTGATGTATATCTTGATGCAAGCAACTTGGCTATAGAATATGATATTGAACATATCTGGAGTGCCCACCATGTTACTCGGGAAGCATTTAAACATGAAGCCACAAAATATAAAGATAGGGATATCGCTAAATGTATTGATATAATAAGACATGCTCAAGCTGTCTGGGGGTTAAATAGAACTGATGAGGAGAAGGATGAGGATGTATTAAGAATGGAATTGGTTGCTCAAAGGGATGGTGAACAGGATGCTCGAGCCTTATTTGAAATTGATGCAAAAACACAAAGAATGATTGAATTTACTTTAGAACAAAGAAGTGAATATGACCGTATGCAAAAGAAACAACAAACTGATTCATCTGATATATGATTAATAATAAGCTTAAAACTTATTTATATAATTATTTTCGTTCCATTGGTATGAGAGATTACCGTAGGAATTGGATGAAAGGAGATTGCCCTTATTGTGGTAAAAACGATAAATTTGGAATAAATCTGGCTATTAACCGTAGTAATTGTTTTGTATGCGGCGGGAAATTGAGACCTTTTTATTTAGTAATGGATTTAGAGGAATTTACTTCTAAGGCTGATACGTTTAAATTTCTCGGTAATTATCAGGGATTAGATTATTATGAAAAGTCGGTAGTTAGAGAAATAGAAAATAAACCGCCTTTAAAATTACCTGAAGGCTTTAGGTTATTAAATACAGGTAAAAGTCAAATGGGAAAATCTGCTAGAAATTATATTAAATCCAGGGGATTTGATCCTGATGAAATGTCGCTTAAAGGTTGGGGTTATTGTGTTAAGGGTAAATATAAGGGATATATTATAATCCCTGTATATTTTAAAGGTGAACTTGTTTATTTTACTTCGAGAAGATTTATAGGTAACGGACCTAAATTTTTTAATATATCTTTAGATGAAACTGATCGAGGAAAGAATTTAGTGATATATAACCATGAGGCATTGTTTATGTATGATAAGATTAGGATAGTGGAATCTATAATGAATGCTGAAACTTTAGGGGATAATGCTATTGCTATAAATGGAAAAACCTTATCCTCTTATCAATTAACTCAATTAATAAAATCAGAGGCTACCCATTTCACAGTGTTATTGGATCATGATGCTTGGATTCATAGTATATATCTTTGCTTAAAACTTGCTCCTTATAAATGGGTAAAACCTATTTATTTTGAAGATGATAGAGATGTAAATGATTTAGGTAAGAAACAGACTTTGAAAAAGATATTTAAGAACCGTTATTTAACGTATAATGAATGTCTTAAATTGAAACACGATTATGAGAGATCCATCCTTACATATAACTAAATCCCAATTAATTAAAATCCTTAATAAGGTTTTAGATGTAGAAGATAGTAAAGGGATTGTGGATAAAATTATGAAAAAGGCTAGGAAACTTACTCCAGTTCATAGAGGTATTACGGTTAGTAGTGATAGATTAGAGAAAAAAGTTAAAAAGGCAACGGTTTCAACTATTGCCGATGCTGAATTATTTTCATTAATTCTATTACATAAAAGGAGATCCTTAAAACATAGGGGTTTAAGGCAAATTAAAACAGGCTCCAGAGATTGGAATTTAGTTAAAGATATAACGTCATTAGCCAATGAGTTTTGTGAAGCTTATAATTTAGAAAAGAAACAGGGATATATTCATTTTATTAATATCGGTATTGAAAGGATGAATAAATTTATGCTGGTTAAGTTTTTAAATATGGCCAGCTCTATTATCGATATTTATGGTTATATGAATGAATTGGATAAAGATGACCATCCGAATAAGACTAAAGAATTATACACTTTTTATCAGAATCAGATATTATCTAAGACAGGTTTAAGAGTTAATTATGAGAGACCGGAGAAGTATGTTTATTTTTATCGAGCAAGGCAGCAAGCAGAACAAATTGGTATAAGTGGAATAGAATATATTAAAGCACAATTCTATGCACTAGAGTGGAGGTCTGGCTATCCTGATCCAGCCCAATTAGTTAATGATAAAGCAATACAAAATTTAAACAAATACCTATATGAAAAGGGAATAAACCTAAAACAGAAAAAATCAAAGATTGACTGGAAAGCCATAAAAAAATTGGGAAATGATAACGATTAATCTGACAAATACTTATTGTAAGTTAAAAGGTGATTTAAAGGAACTTAATAAGTTAAGGAATGAACTTAGATTCCGACATCCCAATGCTTGGTTTTTAAGGCAACATATGCCTAGAGGTTGGGATGGTTTTGTTAATGATATAAGTGAAAATGGAACTATAAGGGTAGGTTTAATACCGAAGCTCATAAGGCAGTGTAATGAATTTAATATAAAGTACAAAATAAATGACCAAAGGATTTTACCTGAATTTAAAGGGATACCAAAAAAACTGGGGGAATTTAAGTTAAGACCTTACCAGTCACTAGCCACGAACAAAATTGTTCATAACACTATAGATGGTACACCCTTTCCTATCGGAGTAATTAATGCGGCTACTAATGCAGGTAAAACTCTTATTGCTAGTGCAATACATAAAAGTTATAAGGGTATAAAGACTATAGTATTACTTAATTCCACTGACCTTTTTAACCAAGGGTTAAGAGAATTTCCAGAATTACTGCCCGATACCGATATTGGATTTATAAAAGGACAGAAATACCAGAAGTGGGGAGATTTTACTATTGCAATGGTTCAGACATTATCCCGAGATATTAGGCGATATAGAAATAAACTTTTGGAATATGATGTCTGTATTATTGATGAGTGTGATTTAGCGGATAATAAAACATATCGTAATATTATCACTAAGATGTATCATACCTCGGTAAGAGTGGGTATGTCAGGTACTGTATATCTGAGTAGCCTTAAAAAACACCAATTAAAAAATAATAATATCCGTTCATTCTTTGGAGATGAGCTTTTCAAAATATCTAAAAAAGAACTAATCAAAAAAGGACATTCATCTAACTTGGTAATTAAAATGTTACCAGGTGGTAAAGGAGAAGCAGTGCCCGGTGATTATCGTCAGGAATATTCTAATATAATCTCTAATAATATTTACAGAGAAAATAAGGTTATAGAAAGATTGCATTTCAATATATCAAGAGGTAGGATACCTATATTGGTGGTATGTCAATATCATGAACATGTAGAAAGGTTATTCCATAAAGTGAATGAAGAATTTTCAGCAGATTTCTCGGTTAGATATGCCCACCATAAAATTAAAGATAGGAAAGATATATTTAATGATTTTCGCTTAGGTAAGATAGATATACTTATTTCCTCAATGATTGTTAAAAGAGGTCAGAACTTACCTTTAATTAAGGTAATAATAAATGCGGCAGGGGGGGACTCACATGAAAATGTATCTCAGATTATGGGTAGAGGGGAAAGGAAACATGAAAGTAAAAAGAAAACCATTATCGAAGATTTTTTCGATGATGGTAAATATCTAAGCCGTCATTCAAAACATAGAATCTCTTTTTATCGTAAAGAAGGTTTTAAGGTTATTAGATTGTACTAATCGGAAACTATTTATAAATAAAACTATGGCAAAGAGAAGATCAAGATCGATTATTGCAGAGCAACAAGGTCCAATAGTAGAACCTTTTGATATTACCAAATTTGGCGGAGAAGAGGATCCATGTTTTGGAAAATACAATGACCCCAAAGCAAAGGAGTGTCAGATTTGCGGGGATTTTGAATTCTGTCAAATAGTAACAGCCGAAAACCTAAAGAAGACAAGGTTACTTGAAGAAAAGAAAACTGAGTTTAAAGATTTGAATGATACACCAGATTTGGAAAAGATCCGACAATTCATGTCCAAAAAATTAGTTAAATACTCCAAGCCCAGAGTTATTAGATTAGCAATAAAGAAGTTTGATATTTCAAAGGTGAAGGCTAAAACTGTAATTAAAAATCTATGAAACTAGTAAAGACATTTGAGTTTGCAACAACAGAAGAGGCTTGGGCAAAATTAAACCGATATTTTTTAGTAAAGGAAGAAGAGATAGTAAACAGAAACGGAGTTAGATATGGTTCAAAAATAGCCAGTCATAACCTATTTCTTAAAATACGTAAGGCTTATGTAAGCCCAGAATTTAATTTTGGATTAATGTTCGGATATAAAATTCAAAAATGGTCTAAGTTAATTGCTAATTACGTAGACCTAAATTATCTCGATCTGGTTAAATCTGAAGTATTATCAAGAGAAGCTAAGAACCAAAATGAATATACCGTTTCCTTTATATTTGATAATGCACATGTTACAGGACATGGTTGTTTGATTTCTCTGATTTTTATAAGAAGGCCCAAACAATTGGATCCCATAGTGCAATTTACTCTGAGGTCCTCTGAGATTACCAAACGTCTGATATTTGATTTCCTATTAATACAAAGAATGGCGGAATATGTTTATGGTAATGATAGGCATATTGCAGTTGAGGTATTTCTTCCTAATGCTTATACTACTTCAGAAGGGCTGGTGATGATGGATAATTATTTTCCTATGGACAAGGTTTTCAGGAAATTAGAAAAGAAAAACGGCGGACTCAAACCTTTTCAAACAAAAACTAAACAAATCCTAAATCACTTTAAAACGGTAGATCCCGCCACGATTAACTATAAAGTTCACTTAAGGTCTATCAAACAATTACAGAAAATAAATGGTGAATGTATATCCAAAACACCCCCTCTATTGGCTAAAAACTTATTAATAACTAAATAAAAATATTATGAAATTTACTAAAGTTAGAAAAGTTAAAGATCCTGATGTTGCTCATGCTGGGGATGCCGGAATAGATTTCTTTGTTCCAGAGTTGGATTACTTGTTTTTTAATGATTTTTGGAATATTAATGACCATCATAGAATATTCCTAAGTGGGGATAAGGTAGAAGGTATAAAAATAATAATTCCCCCACATAATAGGATTCTTATACCCTCAGGGATACATGTAAAATTAAAACCCGGCATAGCCCTTATCGCTATGAATAAAAGTGGAGTTGCTACTAAGTTAGGGTTGGATGTGATGGCTCAGGTAGTAGATGAACATTATCAAGGTGAGGTCCATATTAGCCTGGTTAATACCTCTACAACTCCTGTACATATTATGTCCGGAGATAAGATCATTCAATTCGTCCGATTTAAGATTAATCAAGATCCGTTGGAAGAAGTGGATTCATTAGAAACATTATATGATGAAGTTTCTTCAAGAGGTTCCGGAGGGTTTGGTTCAACCAATAAAAAATAAATTATGGTATTAATATCAGAAAGTATTAAATCAGCAAAATCCCTTTTAAAACAAAAAGGGCTTGTAAGACCGTCCAAAAAATGGCAGGGTATAGAGCCACCGGCTAAATTATGGGAGACTTTCGATGTATTCCTTAATATGGAAATGCCTTTGGGTATTAGGGAATTGACTATTGAAACCAATGCCGATTTACCTTGGGCAGAAGATCATTTTCAGGAAAGAATATGTGGTAAACCTTTAAATCCGGGTAAACAATATAAAAATTGGCCATATTATAGAGATATCGATAATGATAACCTATTTAGAAATGAGGATAATAAGGGATTATTTTCTCATACATATATGGAAAGGTTTTGGCCTCCTTCAAATTTATCGATAAGATATCCAGCGGGGAATTGGGATAATTTTATTGATAAGTTTAAACAGGATCCACATGGAAGGCAGCACTATTTTTCTATATGGCACCCAGAAGATCAAAGTCCCGGCATTAGAAGGTTACCCTGCACACTTGGTTATTACTTTCATATAATAAAAATGCATTTGCACTGTACCTACTTTATCAGGTCATGTGATATTTTCAGGCATTTTCATAACGATATTTATATGACAATCCGATTGGCTCAAACATTGAGACTTGAATTAATGGATGAACTGCCTTATCTTCAGATGGGAGATTTAAAAATGTGGATAGGAAGTTTACATTGTTTTGAACCCGAGGTACCAAAATTATCAATGTGATAACCGAAGAGTTCAGGGGTGAAACTTTGGTTAAAAAGGGGTTGCTTCTAGCAATCCCTTTTTTTATATTTGCACTATTATATATTATATATAAATACCTGACTATGAACATTTTCGTATTAGATAAGGATCCTATGAAAGCGGCACAATATCATTGTGATAAGCATGTAGTTAAGATGATATTGGAAACAGCTCAAATATTGAGTACGGTTATATGGAGATTAATGCCTAATTTTAAAAGGGAATTATATAGACCTACTCATAAAAATCACCCTTGTACTTTATGGGCAGGCGAATCGGAAAATAATTTTTGGTGGTTATTACTTTTAGGTTATTATTTATCTGAAGAATTTACATATCGTTATGGTGGTAAACATAAAAGCAGTGAAATTATAAAAAGGGCGGCTAATATATTTGCTCACGATCCTTTATTAAAATTCTCCAAAGGATCATTGACACCCTTTGTTCAGGCAATGCCTTACCATTGTCAACATCCTGATGATGCAGTAATTGCTTATCGTAATTATTATTTACAAGAAAAAGCCCATTTATTAACATATACTAAAAGGGATAAACCGATATGGATTTAAAACATAAAAGGTTCACTCGAGATGAAGTCTTTATGGGTGTAGCTTGGCTATTTGCAAAAAGATCTACTTGTTTAAGAGGTCAAGTAGGAGCAGTGGCAATATTAGATAACAGAATTATATCCACAGGTTATAATGGATCTCCTTCTGGGCAAGAACACTGTACTGTTGAGAATGGTTGTTCAAGTGAAGCTACTTCATGTCCAAATGCAATCCATGCGGAAGCTAATTTAATTGCTTTTGCTGCAAAGTCTGGAGTTTCTTTAAACGGAGCTATTTTATATTGCACTCATGAACCTTGTATAAAGTGTGCCCAACTTATTATACAAGCGGGTATTAAAAAAGTTTACTACGATAAAGAATATACAAATCACGATGGAAGGGATTTATTGTTTAAAAGCCAGGTTTTAATACACAGATATGAAAAGTGATTTATATATAGTTGAGAATACTGATGATCTAAATAAGTTAATATCTCACTGTAAACGTACGGGATATTGTTGTTTTGACTTTGAAACTACAAGTACAGAATATTACCGAGAATCTGAATATCCCACTGCATTAGCCGTTAGCTTTCAGCCTGGAGGGTCTTGGGTTATCCCTTTAAAACATAAGGAAAGCGCATTTTCTAAGAAATTTAAAAAGGTATTAAGGAAGTTTGGGAAAGAGGTATTAGAAAATGAAAAGATAGTTAAAATTGCTTGGAATTTACAATTCGAATTAAAATGGTGTTTTAAATACCAGATATATCCGAAGGGTAGGTTATTTGATGCAATGTTAGCTAAATACCTTTTAGATGAAACTCGTCCTAATGACCTTAAATCTATGGTTACCAAGTATCTCCCAGAATTTTCACAATATGAACATGAAATAGAAAATGTGGTTAAGAAATACGGGTGGGCTAATGTTCCTTTAGATATCCTATGTAAATATGCGGGATTAGATGCAGACTTAGAATTCCGGTTATTCCTTATGTTTGAGGAAAGACTTATTAAAAAGGGATTTTATAAAATATTTCGTAATCTATTAATGATGGGTGCTCGGGTATTAGCGGAAAGTAGTTACCACGGGTTTCCAATTAATGTGGAAAAACTATATGAGGTTAGAGATTTATATAAAGAAAAAATAGATAACTGTTTATTGGCTTTACAGGATCATAAACAAATTAGGAAATATGAAAAGCTGAGGATTAAAGAAGCCAAAAAGAATTATATTAAAGAATTAAAACGGGAAATTAAATCCCTTACAGATGAGGATTATCTGGGTAATTTACGTAAAATACAAAATAGAGAGCAGAAGATTAATAACATCATTTTCGAACAAAACTTATCCAAAAAAGATCAGGCCATATTCGCACCCTTTAATTTTGGTAGCCCCGATCAATTAAAGAAACTATTATTCTTATCTCCTTACGGATTTGAATTTGATATCATTAAGTATACTACCGATAAGTACAATAATGAGACTGATAATCCTTCTACAGATGAAGAGGTATTGAATAAATTAAATAAAAGGGATGATACAGGATTTATTGATTTATTATTGGAATATCGTGGCTTATTGCATATCCGTAATAACTTTATAGATTCCTTTATTGAGAAAATGTATAATGGGAAATTACATCCCTCATATCTTATCCATGGGACGGTGTCAGGTAGATTATCTAGCCGTAATCCTAATGCTCAACAAATACCCCGTATTACCACTAATCCCTATATTAAAAGATTATTCGTTCCTTCTCCCAACAAGATATTAATGCAAGTAGACTATTCTCAGGCAGAGTTAAGGGTATTGGCGGCAATGGCTAAGGAAAAGACAATGCTTAAATGGTTTAAAGAAGGTAGGGATATTCACTTAGCCTCGGCAGTTAAAAAATATCGTGAAGATTATGATAAAATTTATAAAATATATAAGGATGAAAATCACCCGGAAAATATAGAATGGAGTAAGCGAAGGAAGCAAGCAAAAACGATTAATTTTGGAATTGTTTATGGGCAGGGTGCAAAACATTTATCTGAATCCCTCTCAACTGATGATTATGCAGTATCTCAAGAAGAAGCTCAAAAATTCCTTGATGAATTCTTCCGAGATTTCCCTCGTATTAAGAAGTTTATTAAAAGCCAACATAGGAAAGCTAAAACTGATGGGTTTGTAACTTCTCCCTTTGGACGTAAAAGAAGGTTACCTGAAATACATTCTCCAAATTGGGGTAAAAAGGCAGAAGCACAAAGACAATCAGTTAATGCAATTGTACAGGGCACGGCTTCGGATTATACATTGTTTGCTTCTATATTAATATGGGAAGCTGTTAAAAAAGGGGAATTACCAATGGGGTTAAAGCAATTAGCTACGGTTCATGACTCACTTATTTATGAATTATATCCCGAAGATGTTCATACAGTTATACCAATTATTAATAAAATATGTCAAGATCCTGAAACAGAAAAATGGTTTGGCTTTAAATTGAAGGGAATTGCAATGGCGGTGGATTTTGAATTGGGTTCAAATTGGGGGGATCTATCAAATTATCAGTGGGATAAAGATTGTTCATCCCTGGTTAATTCGGATACTATTTATAATTAAATAATTATCAATGAAAAAGTTGGCTAAGTATGCATTGAAGGCCAATCTGATGAATATTCAGATTAGGTTTGCAGGGGAAGTTTTTAAGTTTAATTTGTATGAAGAATTGGTGATTAATGAGAATATAATTAATGATGAATTAAAATCACAACCTTCAATATCAGGTTTTCTTGGTACCCTATTGGTAAAATTAGATAGGATTAAAAAGGACAAGGAAGCCGAACTAAATAAGAAATATAACAGATTGTTTGTGAAATATAAAGGGAAAATTACCAATAGCGGTAGACCTCCCTCTGATGACCTTGCTAAATCTATGGTTATATCTAACTCGGGTTATCAGAAACTTTTATCCGAATATTTACAGGCTGAGGAAAATGCTAACACTATTAAAGCTTGTTCCAATGCCTTTCAAGAGAGATCTTATTTAATTCAGACACTTAGTGCAAATATTAGAAATGATTAAACTATGGCTAAAAAGAAAAAATCTTCTTTAAGAGAGAGGCTTGCTAAAAAGCAAAAGGAACTTCGAGAAAGGGGTTCACGTAATCAAAAAATTATTTTCCAAAAGGAAGGTACCTTGAGGGTTAGATTGTTACCGACAGGGGATGATGAGGAATTTGTTTATGAGGTAACACAGTTCTATTTAGGACCCGAAGTTAAGGGAGTAATATCCCCCGATTCTCTTGGGGAACCTTGTGCTATTATGGAAAAATATCAGGAATTAAGGGAGTCAGATGACCCTGATGATAAGGAATTGGCAAAAGGTTTTTCCCCTCGTAAAAGATATCTGGCTCCGGTTTTGGTATATTCTGATCTTAAAGGTAAAAAGGTAGATAAGGATAATTCGGGTAAACTTGTTCTATTAACCAATGCCCAGTATGATAAAATTATCGACCTTTTCTTGGATACCGATGAATGGGGGGATATGACTGCAATCGATGATAATGGTTATGATATTAAATTGATTCGTTCGGGTACTGGTCAATATGATACCGAATATGATGTTCAACCTTGTAAAAATACACCTATTGCAAAAGGGTATAATAAAGAGGTTGATCTTCCCGAAATGATAAGAGATGTTATTCCTTCTTACGAGGAAACAGCAGAAGCTCTTAATACATTCCTCCATGGCCCTGATGATGAGGATGAAAAACCAAAAAAGAAATCCAAGAAAACCAAAAAGAAGAAAAAGAAAAAGTCCGGTGACATTTAGCAGTGAGGTTGGACTTTAAAGGGATGGGCTGGCCTATATGCTAGTCCCTCCCTTTTTTAATCCCTAATTATATGGCAAAGAAAAATAAAAGCAATAAACCTAAAGTTGGTTCTATAGGTAAAATTAGAAGCCAATATCATTCTGGTTTAGCCAGTGAAATAAGTGTTCCTACTGATCAACAACTATGGCTTCCTTCACGTAGTCTTATGTTAAATTACGTACTGGGCGGAGGAATACCTTATGGAAGATGTGTTGAGATATTCGGAATGGAGTCTTCTGGAAAAACCCTTATCGCTCAAGATTTTGGTTATGCCGCTCAAAGGGCTGGTGGTATTATTTTATGGAATGATGCCGAACAAAGTTTTACAACTGCTTGGGCAGAACAAAATGGACTCGATATGAATAAGATTGAGTTATTTAATGATATTGCTGTTGAACCTATTTCAGATTGGTTATTAGATATGGCCTTATATTACCGATCTAAGTTAACCAATAACGAACCTATTCTATTTATTCAGGATAGTATGGCTGCCTTAGATTGTGAGGTTAATATTAATTCCAGACAATCAGATGCTAAAGCGGAAATGGGTAATAGGGCAAAGGCTATCTACAAAATGCTTCGAATAAGGAATAAACTGTTATATGAATTGGGGATCATATCTATATTTATAAATCAGATTAGAAGCAAAGTGGGAGCCTCTAAATTTGAAGATCCGGATACAACCCCCGGCGGACATGCTATGAAATTTTATGCTGCTCAAAGGATAGGTGTATACGGTGGGAAGCAGGTAAAAGAAAAAATTAAAAAGAAAGAGGAAAGGGTGGGAATTGAAACCTCTATCCGATTAAAGAAAAATAAGGTAGCACCACCTCGTCCCACTTTTAAAACTAAAATCTATTTTAATCCGGAATATTATAAACCTGTGGGTATTGATAGGTATTTGGGATTACCCGATTTACTTTTGAAAACGGGGGCATTGACCCGAGGCAAGGGAAGTTCACCTTATAAAATGGATGGTAAGGATATAGCTAAATCTGAAGAGGAATTGGTTAATCTGTTATATGAGGATAAAGGAATACGGAAAACTCTGATAAGTAAATCTGGAATTCACACAATATCTAAACTGAAAAATCATATTAAAAACCAAGAAAAAAACCTATACCCAGTTAGAGGGGCTAGATATGAAAGGCAATCAGAAGAATAAAACCATTATTATAGTAGACGGAAACAACTTACTGTACCGTTGTTATTTTAAATTTTCGGGGATAGCTTCAAAATCGGGGAAGCCATCCTCGATGGTATTTGGTTATCCCTATGTGTTAAAATCTCTGATTAGTAAATTTAAGCCCGTTAAGGTTTATAATGTTTTTGATGGTGGTAGATCACGAAAAAGATTAGAGATATTACCTTCTTATAAGGAAAGAGAACCCAAATTAGGGTTTGATATTGATGATTTTCGTGAACAAAAAGAAATAGTTAAAAACCTATTGCCTTACTTAAACACTTATGTAACTTGGGAGAGATACCAAGAGGCTGATGATTTGATTTATCAATTAGTTAGGAAATTAAGGAAAAAGTATAACATAATTATTGTTTCTTCCGATAAGGATTTTAATCAATTGGTAACACCTCATATCGTATGTCATAATCCTCATAAGGGTATTGAGATTACGGAAAAAAATATGCAACACAGATATGGATATATTCCTCGGGAATGTGTTGACTATTTAATTCTTTCAGGAGATAAATCTGATAACATCCCAGGGTATATTGGAATGGGTCCAGTAAAGATCAGGGAATTCTTAGATACTTATTCTAGTATTGCTAATTATTTAAAAAGTAATATGCAATATAAAAAGCTAGATAATGCACTACTGGCAAGCCTATACAAGCAGAATAAATGCCTGATTGATCTTGCATATTATTATAGAAAATTTAATAGAGGTAATAAGATACCGTTAATTAAACCTAATTTTGATAACATCGAAATTCGGCAAATTGCTCAGGAATATGATATCCTTACCTTTAACAAAAAAGATTTCTTACAAACTTTTAAATCTCTACGATGAGTGTAAATGTATTAATCACTGGACCCTCTGGAATGGGAAAAACTACTTTAGCTAAATGGGTGGCTAACCATTGGGAGTTAACTTTTGTTAGTGTTTCTGTATTAAAACAGATTTGTCCTTGTTATAAAATTAAAACTCACCAGCAATTCATTGAATTTTCTGAAAAAGAGCCAGAAAAAGCCTTAATAATCCAATGGGAATTATTGCGTGAAAGAGCTTTTAAATTCAATTTATATAAGTATAAAGGTTTTGTTACCGATAGGGGGCATATTGATTCGATGGTGTATACTCTAACTCAATGTAAGGATATTAGTGATAAGGTATATGAACATATGGAATTTGTTTCTGAATTGATAAATCGGTTATTTGACTGTATAATATTTATTCCTTGGATAGATCATTGGGAGATTGAGGATGATAAGGTAAGAGTAGTGGATACGGAATATCAAAAGGGGATATCTAAGAAATATGAAGATGTATTACAACATTTCACTATGGGTAATTACTTATCATTAGCAGGGATAACAGATTTTGAAAAACGTAAACAAATTGTGGAGGATTATATAAATGCCAAATAAAACCAAGCCCATAGCTCTAGTTTTTAGCGATTTACATTTTCATGATTTTAATCAGTTTAATGAAAATGATAAAAGGATAAAGGTAACTCTCGGTATTTTAGAGATACTCAAAAAAAAGAGGTTACCTATGTTATTTGCTGGAGATTGGTTTCATGAAGATCAACATATTTCCAATAAGTTATTCGATTATTCAACTCATTTAGGGAAAATGGGTTTAAATGTCTGGGGTATATCAGGCAATCATGATATGAGTGAAACTAATACAATCGATAATCAATCTCCATCATTGTTTAAGTCATTAGCCACGATGACAAAGGGGATTAATTGTATAGATTTTGAGCTAATCACACTTACATCACATCCCGATGTCTGTATTACAGGTATACCTTATCTTACATATAATATAGGATTTGAGGATTATCTTAATAAAATTAGGAAAAATGGAAAGTTAAAGAAATTTAAAAAGAAAATCCTTTTAATACACACCGATCTACATGGAGCCAGGGAAACAGACGGTAGAAGAATTGATTCTGTACAGAATTTAGATAAAGATCTTTACAAGCTATTTAAAGGATTCGATTTAGTATTATGTGGCCATATTCATAAACCTCAAAGAATAAGACCCAGTATAATTATGGTGGGTTCACCTAATCAGCAAAAGAAAAGTGATATGGGGGGTAAATTTGGATATTGGGAAATATACGAGGATATGACCACTAAGTTTAAGAAACTCACTACACCCGAATTCAAATTTTATGACCCGACTAAAGATACGATTAACGATTACCATTATTGGGTACCTATAAATAAAATGGAGGATTCCGATGAATCCGAAATCCCTAGAAGGTTTACTAATAATATATCTAGAAAAAAGTTGGCTAAGAGGTATTGTGAAGAAAAGGGGATAAATGATAAAAAGAAAATTAAGGCACTAAAACAAATACTCGATGATTAATTTTCAGGATGTTCATATAGAGGGGTTTGGGTCAATCCAAAATTTAACATTTCCTTTTAAAAAGGGGTTAAATATAATTAAGGCAGATAATGGTATGGGTAAAACCACTATCTTCAATGCTTGGTTCTGGTCACTAACAGGTCAGACATTAAAACCTAATTGCTCAATAACCACTTGGGATCATGTAAGACCCCTGGATTATAAGGGAACCAAAGTGATCAACAATTTTAATGATGGCGAACATCAGTACCAAATTATAAGATGTCAGGATTATATAGGTAAGGTAGAGGGTGCAAAAGGTAATAATCGATTAATCCTTAAGAGGGATGGAGAGATAGTTAAAAATAAAAAGAAACAAGAAATACAGAATACTATCATTAAAATTCTGGGATATACTCCCGACCTATTAAAAAATACCTTAGTATTTGGGCAAAAATTAAAAAGGCTAATTGATGAATCGGGTACTAATAAGAAGGATATATTAGAACAGGCTTTTGAAATGTATTTTATTCAAGAAGCTCAAGATAAGGCAAAGAAACATAAGCAAGAGAAACTTAAAAAATATGGGCCGATAGAATTAAAATATGAAACTATTAAGATGCAACTCCAAGGCAAAAAGGAATTACTATCTCAAGCTTTGGAGAGCGAAGTTGAGTTTGAGATTAAAAAAGAGAAAAGGATTAAAGAGTTGGAGGATGAGATTAAAGAAGCAGAGAAGGATTTAAGTTTAAAGCAAGGGATGAATTCTGAAGAGGATTTAAAATCCGTAGGAAAACAAATATTTACCAATAATCAAGAATTAATTAAATTTCGTAAACAAGAGATTAAATACGAATCTCATTTATCAGAATATAATCTGTTAGTTTCACAGATTGAGGAGTTAAAGAAGAAAATAAAGAAATTAAATGGGATGATTGAAGAGATTGAATTAATCTTGGAAAAACCCATTAAAAAATGTGATAGATGTAAACAGGCTGTTAGTGGAGTTGCTAAAAAAGAGGTCAAAGAGGGATTAAAACAAGACAAGAAAAAACTATCCGAAGAAAAACAAGAATATTCTAATCAATTAAATATTATAAACTCGAAATTAAAGAGCATAAAAAGGCAACTTGCTAGCTTAAAACAAGTTAAAGATAGTATTACCACTATAGAAAACAATAATAAAAAACTAGAAAGAAATAAGGAAGTGATCAACAAGGGACTTAATGAAATCCAACAACACGAAAAAAGTCTCAATAAACTTAAAGAGGATTTAAAACTTGTGGAAGAGGATAGTTTAGTTAAGAAAAGTACCAAAATTAAACTCGATATAAGGAGATTAAAGAAGAAAATAAAACCCATTAAATTAGAACTTAAAGGATTAAGGAGAGAGTTAGAGGTATTGGAATGGCTAATAAAAGACCCGTTATCAAATTCAGGATTGAAAGCATTTATATTTAATGATATGATCCATATCCTTAATGAAAGAATGTCGGTATATTCCAAATATTTTGGATTTACAGTCAAATTTGATGTAAATATGGAGTCAGCTAGAAAGGATATTGATGCCTATATTTTCCAAGAAGATGAAATTATACCTTATTCTGATTTATCTGGTGGTGAAGGTCAATTTGTTTCTGTAATAATGGCATTCGCCCTTCATGATATTGTGGCTAAGGGGCACAAAGCCACTAATTTATTATTAATGGATGAGATATTTGAAAACCTTAGTAAAATTAATATAGAGAAGGTTAATGATATCATTCAGGATAAATTAGGTAACCTATCCGTATATCTTATTACCCATAGAAATGAATTTAATCCTTACAATTCAAATATTATAAGGCTCAAAAAGCAATTAGGGCATACCCTAGTAGAAACATCCCACTAAGGACCATCAAGTACTATTTTTAATTTTAAAGCCTTGATGATATGGGTATTAATTCCAAGAAAAAAGGAAATCGAAATGAATTAAGAGGGGCTAAGCTATGGCAAGCTTGGACCGGCTGGGAATTTAGTAGAGTGCCCGCTTCAGGGGGGTTAAGGTGGAAAAAGACTGATGATATTACCGGAGATATTATATGCACTGAGAAAGGGATATATGATTTTAGGTTTTCTATTGAATTGAAATTTCATAATGAAATAGAATTTAACTATCTGTTATTGAATATGAAGAAGAACCCAGTAATTAAATTCTGGAATCAGTGTAAAGAAGATGCAGAGAGAGGAGATAAGGTACCCATATTATTTATGAGGTATAATGGGATGCCACGGGATGTATACTATGTGGTCATTAGCCACAAATTATTTCTCCGATTAAAGAAGTATATTAAATTTTCATATGGGTTCCTTAAATATAACAAAGAATTCGTTATATTTAATTCGGTAGACCTATTTAATAGCGATTTTACTAAAATTTACCAATCTCTATGAAATGGGCCGTTGCTTTTATAGATAACAAAAAAAGGGAAACTATATATAAGGATTTTAAGTCCTTAAAAATTGAACATGAGATAGGTATCCCTGTTATAAAAGTCCTAAAGAAAAGGTTTAAAAATAAACAATACTTTGAAACAGTTCCCCTTTTATTTAATTATGGCTTTATTCGCTTGCCTCGCCATACAATAAAATCCCGGGAAACATTAATCGACATTAAGGATAAAATCCCCGCTATATATAATTGGATGTATAAATCACCCTGTAAAGCGGGGTTTATAGTGGAGACTGTTCCTGAAAAAGTAGTGAAAGAATTGGATAAGAAATCTAAGGAATTATCTATTTTCTCTGCTGGTGAATTTAATAGGATAAAAACGGGTGATTTTATAGTGTTAAGGGGATACCCTTTTGAAGGATTAAAGGCTCGAATTAAATCCGTTAACCATAAAAGTAAAAGGGTATTAGTTGATTTAGAGATCATGGACTCTATTCGTCAAGTAGAAGTAAGTTATGAAAATGTATTTTATTCAATTTATACCAATTTCGATGAATCCCTTAATTCCAACTCTTTAGATGAAATCGAATCTAGATATAAAAATTCATTAGATCGTTTCCAATATAAAAGAACTAAAGATGGAAGGAATAGATAAAAAGGTTTGGGACATATTAACTTCTGATGAACAGACTGCAATTACTTTAGCACTCTCTCATGGGAAATCCTCTTGGGAAGTGGGAGAGATAATGGGTAAATCCCATTATAAGTACCTAGAAATTGCTGCCAGAGCCCAACGCTTTTTCAAATTATTTACGGAATATTATACCAAATACGAAACCCTTTTTCCAGAGAAATTAATTATAGACCCTGATTTTCAGGAGTATATAGAAAAATGTATTTTAAAACGTTTGCCTGTTAAGACAGCGGTAAATACTATGGATAACTCGGATTATAAGGTATTTAAAAAACGTAATATACAACTAAATGAGAAAATGAAAATCATAAAACCTCATCCAAAAGGTAGAGGGCTTTATGATTTGATTCTTGAATTCGATAGATGGAATAACCATAGAATATTACCCCCTAATTTACAAGAACCCTCTGCATTTAAGAGAAGGAATAAAACTAAGGAAAAAAATAGGATTAGGTTAGTATCAAAGTTACCTGAAGCCTCTGTTAAGTTAATAATTAATCGATATAAGTTTAAATCTAAAGGAAAGAAATATTATTTACCTTTAGTTACTAACCTATATCAAAATGGCTTTATCATAATTCCAATAAAATCTGATTATACCCATACTGCTGCTATTTCCGAATTGGGATTACCTTTTTTTAAGAAAAAAGAAATCGCCAAAGAATTTGTAATGTTGGTTCAGGATTATACTAGGCCAAAATGGGACCACCTTAAAATATCGGGGATAAAATTCTGGCCCGAATATAGAGTATTATTAAAAAGGGCTGTTAACTATGAGCGGTTACAGAATTTAAAACCGAAGAGGGATTTCTTTGAACCCGAGTTTAATGATAAGGATGAGATTATTGTTAGGAAACGTAATAGACTTAAAAAAGAGAAATCCTCAGTTACTCAAACGACCAATAGTGAAAAATTTTGGTAACTAATTGGTTGCTAAATGATATATAAGATATTATATTTGCATTATATATTAATATATTTTTAATATCTCACTGCTATGGCTAAAAAGAAAAAGAAACCTCTATCCCACAGTGTTAGAGTGGATGTTATCTTAAAGGGATTACGATTAAAGGATTTACAAAGAGAATGTGTATTAAGAGGAATGGAATTTAAAAAGGTTGCTGAATGCAGCATACTCAGATTACATTCTTGGTTAATTCAAAATTGGGATAATCCAATTCGAAGGGAGGCAATAGATGAATATGATAGATGGTTAGATACCGAACTAAGCGAATTGGGAAGAGATGATTTAATTCATCCGTCGTTAAATCTGGGTTCTACCGAAAATGAAACGGGACAAATTGTTAAAAAACGGATCAGGCAAGTTAATCCTCAGAAAAAGAAAAAGAAATCAAGAACGGTGGATGGAATATTTACAGGTACTAAAAAGGCTTATACATATGAATTGGCAAAGCAAGGAATAGAAAAATCGGAAGCTATTAAAATGGTGATAGAGAAATTTCCGGAAGCAAAGGAGAAATCTATTTCGATATGGTTCAACAAGGCAAGAAAACTCGTATAAAAATTATACCTGATTATTTTTATATCATGGATTTAAAAGACCCTTTAAGGCCTAAAGTATTAAGGGATCTTTTTGAATTAAAGGTAGTAGCTAAGGCTTGCTTTAAAAATAAATTAGATAAGAACAAGAGGTATTTTATAGTGACGGGGGAATTCATTAAAGAACATAAAAAGGATTTGCAATTTAAAAAGCCCCCGTATTCAACAAAGGTAATTAAACATGATTATCGTAAGATCCCAGTCTTTTCTGATCCCGGTAAGGTAAGATTAAGGGTAATTAACAGAAGGAGATTAAGGAAACAAAAAGCAAAAGAATGGGGATTAAAGAGACCTAAAGTTGAAAGATACGAATATCCCGAAGGATGTGTTACATATAATCAAAAGAAAGCATACCGAGTATGGTACCGTAGGCAATTCTATAAGAAAATTCGTTATATTTATTAACCCTAAACACTTACATAATGGAAGAGAAAACAAAACCAACTGTTAAACTAATAGGAGAAGATGGTAATATCTTTAATCTATTGGGAATTGTTAATCGTGAGCTAAGGAAACAAGGTTTAGCTGAAAAAGGCAAGGAATTAACGGAAAAGGTAATGAAAGAGGCAAAAAGTTATGGGGAAGCCTTAAATCTTATATCCGAATATGTAGAGATAGAGTAGTAACTAATTTACTTAGAACTATTAATAATTAAATAGGATTGATATGTCAGATAATATTAACTTTCATAGAGCCGAAGACCCTGTAAAAGGTTCTTATTCTATTGTAACTTATCTAATTGTTGAGGAGGAGGAAGAAATTTGTTACAAACGGGTCTATGAGGAATCTATAGATATCAAATCCGCATTAGATTTAGAGTCTAAGATTAAACAGATTGCTATTTATAATAAGCGACAGGAGAAATTAAAAGATCAAGGTGTAATACCCGCAGCAAAGCAAAAACGATTATTAAATAATTAACCCTTAAAAAACGAAATCTATGCAAGCTAAATCACTAAAAAACAAAAAGATTGTTGATGTTATTATCCTTTCAACTGGTTATGTTAAACTGGTGCTTGGTGATAATACATCCGTAATTGTATCCATTGCCACTTTCTTGGCTAAATCAGTACCTACTGTTACCGAAGACCCCAAAGAGGAAGAGGAAGAGGATGAAGAGGATGAAGACCCCAAAGAGGAAGAGGAAGAGGATGAAGAGGATGAAGAGGATGAAGAGGATGAGGAAGAGGATGAAGAGGATGAAGAGGATGAGGAAGAGGAAGAGGATGAAGAGGATGAGGAAGAGGAAGAGGATGAAGAGGATGAGGAAGAGGAAGAGGATGAGGAAGAGGAAGAGGATGAAGAGGAATTAGATTGGGAAGATCTAAAGGAAATGGATGAAGAAGAATTGGCCGAATTAGCAGAGGAAGAAGCCCTGAGGATTAAGGTTAATAAATATAAAACCGAAGAGGAGCTCAGACTGGCAGTTGCTGCTGCTATGGATATTGCTATTCCGGCTAAAGAAGACAAGAAAAAGAAAAAGAAAAAGTAATTTATTTCCATAGTTGATTAGGGGATGGGTTCAGGCCTGTCCCCTTTTTTTTAAATTTCTTAAATCATGTTAAAACCACAAAAACGGATCCCATTTGCCCAAAGGGTAAAAGCCAAAAAACTAATTAATAAAGTACTGGGTAAAAAGGATGTCAAACATTCTTTTAAAATAGGTTGCAATAAATGTTATGGTAGAGGTTACACGGGGATAATGGAAAAGACAGGAGAAAAGGTACCTTGTTCATGTATGTTAAAGCAGATTGATTATGACTCTCTCTAAGCAATTATTTAAAAAAGAATCAGAACCATATTATTGGGATGGCTTTTATACCAAGTTTAAATCCGGTTACCGTAAGTTGATAAACCAATTGCCCGATATAAAGGAAAGAGGGTTTATTATGTATTCAGTGATTGTACATCTGAATAGTGATATAAGTAAGAGACATGTGAAACTTGCCCGTCATTTAGGTAAAACATTGGGATTACATATGTTTGTAGGTACTACTTTTAATTACCAAGGTATAGCTATTATCACCCTTAAAGTGGCGGGATATGAAGAAATGATTGTTTTCTTTAAAAATACATTACTCGATGTGATCAACAATGAACAAATTACGAGGCAACAACTCGTAGAGGATTATAAATTTTGGAAGAAAAGGATAAACTGGCATTATCCGAAATTATATCCGCTAATCCCTAATGTTAAGGCATGTGCTAGAGAGGCGCATATGATGGAATATAAGTATTGCAATAAATACTTAAAAGATGTACTAGCAAGACAGAGAGAAATGCCAAATTTTAAAGTTTTAAAGACTATGCAAGCAGAAACTCAAAACTGGGTAGATAATATGCGGATTAAGGATTACCCATTAACAATTAAGAATTATGAAAGATGTAAATCAGATTTTACAGAGAATCAAGTTTCTGGCTAATAAGATTAATGATTTGGAATTATCTTATAATAAACCCGGAAAGATAAGAGGCAGAGCATATCAGAAAAAGATATTGAATCTTAGAGAACAAATCGAGATATCTATTAATAAGTTGGGTAAACTTGGTTGTGAAGGGATATTATACCGGGTAATATGCAAAAATAATCAGGAAATTTTCTTTACCAATATAACTACGGATATTATAAAGGACCTTATTACTCTAAAATATCCGGACTTGATAATTCAATCTATTAATAAAATCCCACTGGGTGAACCCCGTGATATTTAGGTTAAAAAATCGTTGCATAGGGATATTGCTGAAATTATATTTGCATTATTATTAATTAATATAATATTTAAGGTTCATGAAATTCTATGTGCCACTATTTATTAATCCATTGTTTAATTTAAACCATTATCACAAATGAAAGAAGAACTAATCACATTGAAAGAGGAACTCAGAGAAGCAAAGGCAGCTCTTAAGAAGTTCCGTAAAGCAAACAAACTGAAAGCCGGTCAGGAACCCGAAGGGGAAAAGGAAGCCAAAACCTTTGCCAAGCTTAACAAGGCAGTGGAAACTGCTGAGAAAGCGGTTAAGGAAATCAAAGAAAAAATAAAGGCAGAAAAACCCAAAAGGGGATTCAAGCAGAAGTATGATTATCCTTTGGTAGTTGATGAGGAAACTGGAGAGGAAAGGGAAATGACTGCCAAAGAGAAAAAGAGGTTTCGTACCAAAGCTCGGTCAGAGAAGAAAAAAGCCGAAAAAGGAGAAACTCCCAAAGAAGAAAAGACAGCTAAGAAGGAAAAGACTGCAAAGAAGAAGAAGAAAAAAGCTGTTGAAGAAGAAGACGAGGATTAATATCCTGGATAATCTTTATGAATTAGTGGCCCCAATTATTATCACCTTTGGGAGGTTTATTTGGGGCCACTTTTTTACCCATTTTAAAATAAATTATCGGATATGAAAACTAAGAAAAAACTTAGGTTGCAACTATTCGATGATGAGGGTTATCAAATTGAAGATAGGCTAGTAGAACAAGATATAGAACTTTACCAAGGCCCCAAAAAAATTCATGAAGGGCCTATGAAAGTAGAGGTAAATCTATTCGAACAAAAAGATGTGGATGGATTTATTGAATATCTTAAAAAGTTACAGGGAAAACTACCTTTATATACACCAGGCAAGAAAAAACCTAAATCTACTAGTACCCAGACTATACTGGAACCCCAACATCGAGAAGATATTATCAATCATACCCTTACCCTTGAAAATCAAGACTCTATTATTAAATATTTAAGGGAAGAAGGATTTGAATTCCTTACGTTTGATTATATTAATTCTTTAGAATTGGATACAGGAATATCTGATAAACATAAGGAGAAATACCAATGGATGATGAAGTTGGTAAAGAAGGCAAAGAATCCGTTGAATAATAAATATGATCCTACTTTATGTTTTGGATTTAAACTGGTAGGTCAAAAGATTAATACCTTTGTTATTTACCTATATAAAAAGAAGCATAAGGTAGTCAAATTACCTTGGGAAGATAAGAGGAAACTATCCTTTAAGAATACGGAAATGATTAAGTTTGCTCCATATATGATACAGGAAGAAAAAGATAAATTCCGAGTAGAACTCTATCAACTAAGGCAAAATTCTGATAAAAAACCCTCTAAGTTCTTTAAGAGATGGATTAAGGATGTAGAATTTAAAGATAAACCTGAAATGTTAAAGCGAATAGATGATAATTAATCATATTGATTTATCAGATGGGCAGATAGAGATACTCCGTAAAGTATCAAAGATCTACATTAAAAACCTGACCATTGTATATAACCAGTTTAGGGGTAATACAGGAAGGTTAAAGGAATTGACTGAAATGATAGAATCGGCGGGATTTACACCGGATAGTATTATAAAGGCCCTGGAGGATGATTTTATCAACATGTCAGATATACCAAATAATCCGGATATTATATTGGGGTTTAAGCTCCAAGATATTTATATCATTCAGTTTATTATACACCAATGGGCTAAAGAAGAAGATTGGAATGATATGGAAGTAGCAGGCCTACTAAATAAACTTAGTATTATAAGGGAATTAATTACTAACTCCGAAAAACCATATTTATCATGAAAGGATTGCAAATGACTTTAGTATCTTCAAGCAATTTGGAAGCTGTTGCTTATGATAAAGATAATGAACAGTTATACATAAAATTTAAGAGTGGGTCAGTTTATAAGTATGACCAAGTCTCCGAAGATTTATTTAACTCTCTCTTGAATGCGGAAAGCGTGGGGAAGTTTTTTAAACAGGAGATAGAAAAATCTCATTCATATGAAAAAATAGAGTAATTCTGGAATACCTATTTTTAATGCTAGTTAATTAAATAATGCATTATATAAGTTATTAATAATTAAAATACTAGGTATGAAAGAGGGTTATAAATTTATATTTGGGGATAAGAATAATAAACTGGATCTTACAGTTTGGCAAGCTGTCTTGTTTGGGATATTAATTATTTTGGCTATTGTTGGATTAATACCCAGTGCGGGATTTAATCCGGAAGGATCGGTAACAGAAACCCATTACTATGGTACACCAAGATCGGAACCTGGTAGAACGGTTTGGAGATTTGATTATGAAACTCAAGAATATACTTATAAGGATGAAATTGATTTTCATTCGGATAGAACTATTAGTAGAGATTCCTATTCGGATAGAACTGTTAGGGGATCTAGAACCATTGCACCCCGTGATCAACAACGCAGGTATCGGGGTTCGTCAATAAAAGAAAGAAGACATATTGAAAGGCTAAGGGATTATTATCAAGATCAAGCTAGAGATGAATTAATGGAAGAGCTGGAAATGGAAATAGATTATGACTTCTAAGGTTCATATAATAACCCTATTGAATTACCCAATTGACCATCTGTTAATTGGGTAATTTTTTTGTTTCATAGGGATATAAGAGATATTATATTTGCATTATAATTAAATGCATAAAATATTAAAACCTTACTGCTATGAGACGATATTATCGCAGATCAGCCGAATATTACAATAAGCAAGCGGATCGAGTAGTCATAGGCATACTCATCTATTTTGCTATTTTCGGAACCATTATTTTTCTCACCCTTTAAACAAACTTATTATGAAACAACCCATTGATTATGATCAGTATTCCTTGGATGAGTTAATTGAAATTAACAAGGCGTTAGTTAGGCATATCAAAGAATTAAGAAATGAAAAGGCCCATGAAATAAAGAAGAATCTCAAGGTTAATGATCGAGTAAAGATTAACCACATCCGTGCCGATAATAAGGTTTATATCCTTACTCGTATAGCAAGGAAAAGAGCTGAATTAAAAGAGGAGGGAACAGGCAGAAGAGTAAGGGCTCACATTACTTTATTAGAGAAAATAGATGAAGGTAACTAAATTTAATTTCTTACTAGTACTATTTATTAATATATAAACTTAATCTAACTAGCTTATGGACAAACAACTAGAAAAAATCATGATGCCTGTAAATAAGGTACCCATAGAGGACCTTTTACCGGGGTATACTACTCCTTCAGGCAAAAACCACGCAATTGTGGTGGACACTCCCAATGGCCCCCATTTGGCTAATCTATGCTCAGAAGATTACGGGCTGATTTCTAATAAGGAATTGATTTTACCTTTACTGGAATCTCTGGATAATGCTAAACTTAAATACAAATTAGCAGTCCGAAATTTTAATAATACCCGGTTCCATGTTGCAATTCAATTTCCAGATTTCTCTAACAATTTTGGAACAGGTAAAAAACCTGATGAAGTAATTCCTAAAATTGATTGGTTTAATTCCTATGACCTTTCAATGAAATATAATTTATCTGCCGGGATATGGAGATTAATATGCAGTAATGGGATGATGGCTCCTGATCAGGATTCATTTAAATCCCTTAAAAAATTACATACCACTAGCTTTTCAGAAGTATCCTTAGAAAATACTGTCGAATTAATTCAAGAATACTTAAGTGACAGTAAAATAATCCTACAACCCTTTGAAGTACTTAAGGAAAGAAGAGTAAATGAAGCAGAATTACAGGAATATATTGAGGATATAGGTGAATTTGTTAAATTTCCTAAAAGGCAAAATGAAAAGGTATTGCAAAGGATTATTGAAGAAAAAGCAACTACAGGTGCCTTGGATGGATGGATGGTTTATTGCGGATTTAATTATCAGTTAAATCATAATGAAGAGATTAACTTGGCTCCTAATAAATTACATAAAATGGATATGGAAATTGTGGATTACATAGCCTGGGGATAACCCTAAAACCTTATTATCATGAAAAAAGGAACAATCAACGATTTATCTAATTTAATCCGATTGTTAAACGACACGGAAAAAGAAATGAATAAGTTTTTAGATCGAGAAGATTATGATTTTGAATCCGCTGCTATGATTATTGAAGAGATAAAATCTGATATTCAATCCTTAAAAGCTAAATCATGACAAGAACTGGAACATATTACCTAAATAACCGAGGGGATCGTTGGGTCCAATTGGTTGACGGAAAGAGAGTCAGTATCGAGCTACGTACCTGGAGTGGAAAGGTTGTACGCCGGAAGGTGGAATACTTTGAATCCTTTGGTAATTTTGCCGTTGCCTGCATTAGTTATAAAGGTGAAAAAAGAAAAGTATTATTAGATGAAATATTAGATGATTAAAACTCAGAAAAAATGGACAGTAAAACTAATGAATCATTTGAGATATTACCTGGTGAAATAATTAATACCTATGCCCGTTGTAATTTAGACGGGGAATACCAGGGATTGTATTTTGTACAACAGAGAAATGTAATTGCTGAAATACATTTAGAGGAATATGAGGTTGATAGATGCGTCTTTTATAATGATGTAGAAGGTAAAAAGGATATGTTCTTCTTTATGGACAAATCCTCTTTCCGGACCTCATATCGAATTTTCATTGGTGACCCCGAGTAAAATAAGTTACTTAGGGAAACAAAATCGTTGCACAGGGATATAAGGGATATTATATTTGCATTATAATTAAATATAAAAAAATATGGAACAGATCATTCTTAACACTAAACTTGCCCATTTCTATCCAGAAATGAGTCGTCAGAATTCATATATTGAATTAGTTAAATGGTATGGTTATTCAAATGACCCTGAAGGAAGGACTGAATTCTTTACAGAAGTATTAAATGGAGATATGGAAATAAGGGAAGAGATGTTTAACTTCTACAATAAGTATGCAGGTTTAGTTGAGATTCACAGGTTCATAGAACATAATGTAAATGCAGTATTTATACCCGGTCCGATAGAAGGTAATATTTATACCTTCTATTCGCCCGAATATAAGTTCATAATTATTTCTAAGCTCCCCGTTGTATGGGAGGATTTATAAACCCTTAAAAATCAACTATTATGGCAAAAACAAAGAAGAAAGCCCTTAAAAAGGAAAAGAAAGTGCAGAATGCACAAGAATCAAAGGTGATTCAGCAAACAATTGTTAATCGGGAACTTAAGTATCTTTACCCTGAAGGTTGCACGGATACCTTAGCCCGGAAGGCATTCCGTCAAAAGGTTAGAAATAAAATAAGGGGTATGGAAAGGGATCTCCAGAAACTTAATCAGAAAGGCAAGGATAACAAGGTTCAGGTTTTGGTCAAAAAATTACAGAGATACAGGGAAAATGTTTTGGCAGATCCCACAATGGCGGTTTAACCATGAATATTGTTAATTTAACTGGACATGATGTTATTGTTAGGACTGGCAATGGGGATATCAAAATACCCGCCAAAGATCCTATGTTCAGAGTAAGGTACACTACCATGCAGTTGGGAGATTTGAATACCCCTTATGGTAGTGTACCTCTGACCAAAAATATTTATATCAGAGTTAAGAATCCACCGCCGATAGTAAAAGAAACTTATTACCTTGTATCAAGGTTAGTTGCGGAACTTTATCCTGAAAGGGATGATTTTGTTATTACCAATGGTTTAATTAAAGAAAAAGGTAGAGCTATTGCCTGCCGCTCATTAGGCAAGATATGAAATTATTTAAAAACCATGATAATGACAGGTATACCCTGTTAACTCATGATTATCGGTTATATGGTCTGATAGTATATGAGAAAAGGGTAATATCTAAATATGTCGGAAAGGTAGCTAAAACCAAAAATTTAGTAATTAATGGGAAGCTGCTCAAAGATATACCTAATTTCCTTAAATCAATCTGTTTTAAACTTAACAAAAAACCACAAGAAAATGGAACAAGCTATTAGAGAACAACTTTATGAAAGTATTGTAAATGCAAATGATACTTCAGAAGATTTATTGGATACAATAATGGATGTCCTATATAATTACGATAATGAACCTGGTAAAAGTTTAACCAGAGAAATGGTTATTGATTTAAAGCTTAATTACGAACAAACCCGGATATTTTATGATGCATTATATACGGCCTATAAAACAATAGAAAGTAATGCTCTTGAAGATCTGAATGAGCGATTATTATATAATCATACAAATGACTTTAGTATCTTCAGCGAAATTATAGAGGATGTACAGGAAGGGTTACAACATTGGTTAGAAATAATTGAAATTGCTGGTGAAAATTGCCGGGTGGTTCGTGAGAATTCTAAATTAGCATTAGGTTGGATTCATAATCTATTAAAAACACACGATAAACAATACTTATTTCTCATAGAATCCGCAATAAAAGAGAAAATGGATAATGTGAATAAAGAGGATTTGGATGAGGATGAAGAGGATATTATACCCGAAGGTATAAAGCAATATGATATGTTAAGGGAATTACTAATGATGATTGAAGACGGAAAAAATCTTTAAACAATGGCAATATATATGACACAATCAAGTAAAGTTATCATATCTGGTACAATATTAGGTTCTAAGATATCTTATAGTGCAAAGATTGATTTAAAGGACAATGAAAATTGTATTAATAAAGGGTATATCAAAGAATTATCCATTAATGCCCTGAAACCTCTGGCCTGTATGGCCCTTTATTATGCGGGTGAATGGTATAAAAAACCTTCAGATGATGATAAGGAATTGGTTAATTACATTATTAATACAATTGAATATCATGCTGAGTCATTATCCCGATTGGAATTATACTATAGTATTAAAGAAACAATTTAAAATCGTCTAGCTATGAGCAAATTTACTCGTCACCAAACATTCTGGCAGAAATTTAACAACAAATATCCTTATATTGATAACCCCCAAATATCGGATGAGATAGTTGATAAGTTCCTATCTGATACAGATTGGGATTATAATATAGCATTAGATAGAGCTTATGATTATGTTCTCGCTAATCAGTTACATGATGGTATTATGGAATAAAAAAAAGCTTATGACAAACAGTTCGATTACACCCAGTCAGTGGTTAAAGTTATATGATAAAAACTTTGATAAGTTTGAATGGTTTATTTCAAAAGACCTAAAAAAGGAATTATCAAGGGCAAGGGATAATAAGGATATAGGGATGATGATGAGCTTATTAACGGGTATATGGTTTGCCTTACCGGATAATCGGTTTAATATAATTGAGAATCCAGAAGGATGGGAGGAATTCCTTGCCGTCATCGACAATCCTCCTAAAAGACCCAAACAATAGGCTATCTGCTAGCAATTAATAAATATGCATACTATAGAATTACTTATAAACTTGCAAATAAAAGACTAGAACATGCCGGTTTAAATGCATTTATATCCCTTTTAATATAAATGCAAGTATGCATAGTTAATAAGTTACTTAGGGAAACAAAATCGTTGCATAAGGATATAAGGGATATTATATTTGCATTATAATATAAATGCAATATTGCATAAACCCAAAACATCAAAAATATGGAAATCTTAGTTAACCCAAACGGAAGTATTCAAATTCCTTCTAAATTCAAGGGTAAATCCTTTGAACGTAGGAGACAAGCCAAAAAAGACATCCTTATAAAGGCTAAACAAAAGGCCAAAGAGGAAAATCGAATCATTATCACTAAAATTTAAACATTATGGACACTTACAAAACATGGCAAAAAAAGTTACACGAACATGTAACCTGGTATCTCGAAGAACGAAATATAGAGGTTTTGGATATGGACATATATCCCCTATTCGATGAGGATAGTGGCTACACTCACTTGCCTTTGTATATCGATATAGAAGGTGAACCCATGAAATTTAAGTTAATCTTGGTAACTGACTCTCCGATATTAAAACTAACTCAAGAGACATTGTTAACCAGGTTACAATCGGGCGATTGGACCAGACCTTATGGGGAATTAGAAAGTACTTACTGTATACATGGAGGTAGCGTTAAACCTTATTATAACGTAAAACCAAATATTTACATTTTCAAATGGAACGTTTGTTACTGCCATTAAAACCTAAACATTATGGACTCAGAAACTATTCAACTCGCAAACATCATCACCTGGGGCGTAACTCAGCTTGATGAAATCCC